TAACTGGGTGGCCCGGTGAAATGCTGCGTCCATGTTTCAGTCGTGTTGACCGGCGCCACCCAGTTAAACGGAACTCCGCTATCGGCAACATTGGTTTCGGTCGTCTCTGGCTCGGGAAGCAGATTGTCGATCTGATCCAGCAGGAAGTAGTTATCCGGCGGCGCGAGGGTGAGGATGAGGCAGGCTGGATCGGCACGGTTGCCGGCGTAGTCCACCCCAGCAATGCAATACTGCCATTCGCCAGGCTGTTGCTCATCGAGCACCGCGAACTCGCCGGAATACTTGCCGACATAGACCGGCGCTGCCTTCGATGCCCGGGACTCGATCTTGGCAAACGTCTCCGGCTGGATGATGCCCAGGCTATGAGGAAGACGGTACGGCGCCGGGGATTTCTTGCGCAGGTAGGCTGCCGCCAGCTTGGACTTGACGATTTCGTAATACTCGATCTGGAATGAAGTCTGCGCCGTCCATTCGCCGGATACCGTCCCGGTGAGGGTGCCCCAGCGCAGGAAGGCGGTATTGCCGACCGAGTTTCCGGCCACAGGGACTTGCATCGGGCGGTCGACGTGAAAGGCCCCGGAAACGGAGCTTGAGCGCAGGCCATACACGTCTTCCATGGCGGCAAATACCAACCAGTCGCCGGCTAGGAAGATGGCGCCAAGGTCGATGGTGTTGGCCTTGATCTTGCGCTCCGTCGCCGCGTTGTCGTCCCAGGTGGATCCCGCCGGGCCATAGCGGATCACGTAGAACTCGAGGTACGGATCGGCGGATGCCGGCCAGCTGACGCGCACCGTCCGCGCCAGGACTTCAGCAGAGACGCTCGCCAGCGGATCCGGAATCCCTATCGTGTCGGCCGGCAATTCCACGGAGACACCCGCCGCCGGGCCCTGGTAGCCTGGCCAGACGGGAACGACTTCGTAGGGGATGGATGCGCCGTAGAAGGGCTCCTTCCACGTCTCGACGCCGGCCAGCACCTGGTAGCTCGTGTCGGATGCCCGGCCGATTTCAGTGCGCGTCCCGTCCGGGAAAATTTGATAGATCAGGTAATAGCTCGGCAGGAAGCCGCGAGTGTCCGGCACATCCCATTGAAGGAAGGCGTCCGCCTTCGGAATTCGCTTGTCGATCCAGGCAATGACCCGGGCCGTCAAGTTGCGAACGGGTTGCGGCGTGAAGGATTCGGTGGAGCCCGGCTGGGGAATGTAGGGGGGGATTGATCCACGTTCCGCGTCGTAGATTCCCGGCGCGTATTCGATGAAGTCGATTTGCGCCGTCAAGTCTTTCCCGGGACGAACCGCCTTGACGAAATACTTGCCCTCGACTTTCCCCGTCGTCCCGTAGAGGATCAAGTCTCCCACCTTGGCCGTTGCCGGCACCGATGCGCATCCGAGTGTTTTGTTGTCGACAACAGTTGCCGCGATGACGTTGGAAATCACCGCCTGGTCGGACCGGAAGCGCACGCCGAACGGCAACTCAAACATTTTCATGTCCGAATCGAGGGTGACGTTCAGTCCGTTGATCGCCTCGATCCTGGCCGACCATCCGCCGACCTTCAAAACATCATGGACCACATAAACCAGATCGCCGCGGGTACAGATGATGTTTTCAATGTCCGTTGACAGGCTGAATTGTTCCTGTTGCAGCAAGCCGCGGGCCAGCGTTACCCGGCCTTCGCGGATGGCTTGTTCCCATGTCGTGATGCCGAAGGTCTGGTATTCCTCGAATATGCTCGCGTTGGACAGGTTATAGCCAGGCGAATAAACGATGCCATCCGCCGGCTTGTAGTCCGCGCTCGGGTCTATCCACTTGACGCGCAGTCCGTGCGGGATATCGAGGAAGGCCTTGTTGGATGACAGTCCCCAGCTGTTGCGCGGCGTGAATGTCTGCACCGGCGTCAGGTTTTCCTCGTCAATGATGACGGAATACTTGTTGTCCTTCATCGTGGGCATGGCCCGCCCATTCGAAGCCACGGACGATAGCAATTCCCACAGGGTATAGCTCTTGTCGACAACGAAATCACAGTAGGCATTCGGCTGGCTGAATCCCGTCTCGATTCGTTCGTTGCGTTCCTTCCATCGCTTGATCGTGGCGAAGTCGATACGTGAGTCCGGGATCGGGCGCTTGTTCGCCGGCCCGCGCAACAGATCCAGGAAGATTTCCGCCGGGTTGCGCGTTGCCTTGTACTCGAACGTCTCGCCATTCCAGCCTGGCAGGATTGACGTTGCCACAGCGTTGAGGTTATCCAGCGTTCCGCTCAACTGATCCGTCGCCTTGATCCTGATTTCCAACAGGGTAACGGGAACGTCCGGCGCCACGGGTGCGACACCGCTGGCGAACGATTTGGCGGCAACGATGGCCCTTTGTCCTGCATAGCGGGTATCGGTCGGAACATCATCAATCTGCTCGATCTTGATATCCCATCGGGCCTTGTACGGAAAGCCGATATGGATTGCCACCACGAACGGACTCGCCGTCGCCCGCCATACATACCACGTATCCCGTTCCGGATCTCCTGCCGCCGTCTCCACCCAGCCACCGCTGTACGGCTTGCTAAAGGGGATCGTGTAGGGCAGGCCGTACGTCAGGTTCAGGGTATTGGAATTGGCGCTTTCCACCGTGGCATAGAAGCCGCTCACGTTGATCCATGACCCCGGGTTCGGGAAGACACCGTTATCCCACCTTGCCGCAAACGCTTTCTGTCCAGCCGGGAAGGCCCAGCCGATGTCCGTTATATATGTCGTCTGCAATTCGCCGGTATAACTGTCGTTCAATCCGCCTTCGCTTACCGACACCCATGATGAATGTCCTAGCGGAAGCCACGAGTCCAGGGAGGCGTCCTTGTAATAGATTTGATATGCTGACATGCGGCCCTCAATGCCGCCCCTGTCGTTGAAGTAACCCAAGCCTTTGAGGTAGGCAATGTCGATCTGCGCCGAATCCGTCTCGGGCCGGGTCGTTATGACGGTAGGCACCCATTGCACCAGCGTCAGGCTATAGCCATCCTGCCAAACGTCCGTCTTGTAGAAATCCAGCGGCTGACCCGCCAGGTACGAATCGTGAATCTTGATCTGCACATCCTTGTAGTTCCAGACTGAAGTCGTGCCGATCCGGATATCTTCGATTAGCAGGGGTGAATATCCGAATGAATAGATGCCGGTGAAATAGTTATTGTCACCTTCCACTGTGGTATAGGGTGCGGCGCAAATGTCTGGATAGACCCGGTGCCGGCCGTAGACTTTTAACAGCCCGCCGTAGGGACGCGCAGGATTGGACTGACCACCGATGGAATAGGCGTTCGATACTTCGAAGTTTTCCGCGGCGGCGGTACGGACGGGTGGTGGTTTGAAGATGGCATTGACCGCCAGGCTTCCGAGGACGGCGATGCCCGCCGTAATAGCCTTGTAGCCAGCCCCAGCTGTCGTCCATCCAATCTGGCCAACGGCTAGCTCGGCCAGGTAGGGTGCGGCAATGGCCACCGCAATCGATGCGACGAGGGCCAGTATCCCTTTGCTTTTCTTGCCACCCTCGAGGCGCACCGTCACCAGCACCAGGGTGCCTTGCTTGGGGCGAATCCGGCCCCACCAGGCCCGCGGCATCATCTCGCCATTGACCAGCACCACCACCTGATTAATGACGCCATGCGGCCATGGAAAGGCGGCGACCATCTGGGCAAGGCTGGTCCCGGCCGGAACCTCCAGGTGCTCCGCGTCCCTGTCGCTCAGCAGATGTGGACGGATTACAAAATCCATCGATACAGTCCTTCGATCCTGTGGCGCCAGGCGTTCAACAAGTAGGATTCCCGCACCGTCCCACGGCCTTCCATGCAATGCAGCATGAACCCTGATTCCAGAATCAGCCCCGCGTGGATCGGATTGCCGGCCAGCCTCAGCACCACCACGTCGCCGGGTTCTTCTTGGCCGAGTTCAAGTTTCTGCCAATTCCACACATTTATCACGATGGCGCGAGTCACGCTGTCCTGGGCTCGCGCTGATTCGTAGCAGTCAAGATAAGACGGAACCTTGTTGCCAAAGTAATTTCGCGACAGGTAATAGATCAATCCCCAGCAGTCCCAGCCCGCCGGCCCGCGGCCCCTGTCCACATAGGGGACATCAACGTATTTAGAACAGACCCGGGAAAGTTCTGGGCTCATAGATATCCCCGGGGATTTTCTGGTTTAATGGATCGTCGCTTATCAATGTTCCTTGAATAACGGACTGGTCCCACGTCAACTCGCGCAGGATCAAATCTGTGATCTGCATTTCCACGACATCGGGTTGCGCGGCAACCACCATTTCCACCGTGACTTGCAGCGGCTTCGTGATCGCGCGGATGAGATCAACCAGACCCAAGTCGACGTTATCGATGGACAGGCTGCATCCGGCCGGCGCTTCGTCGGTGTCCTCGGGCCAGGCGAACTCGAAATAGCATGCGGTATAGACATTGCCGCGGCTGGTCACGTCCACGGTATTGAGCACCGCCCGATATGTCGAACTCGAAGCCGGATCCACCAAGGTCAGCAGCAATAAGAATGCGTCCGGCGTCTCGAGCGCCAGGATGGATCGGACCGCGGTGGCGCTGAATGTTCTCAAGGCATCAGTTCCCAGACCATCACGACGCTGACCGCCATCGGGCCCATGCTTTCATAGTCCGGGCTTTCGACCATGCGCCAGACGCTCGGCGCGGCCGTCCACGGATGCTTGAAATTGAACCGTCCGACCCCGCCATTCAATTCGATGTAGAAGAAGTCGTCCAATATGTCGTACTGGTCGATTCGCATCTGCATCCCAACCTGGGCCCGGATAACCCGCTGCGTGAACCGTTTCCTTACCTTCGCCGGGCCTTCCTCAACGTTGGTTCGGACTGTCACGGGTTCGGCCTTTTCGCTGTAGGTGCCCGCGCAGTCCGGCAACAAAGCAGGCCAATCAAGAGGCGTAGCCATTACTTGCCCCTCCGAGTAACCCCGTAGGATGTGGAAAGTATCCTGTCGAATCGTCCGCGGCCCAGGCTCTGCTCCACGGCGTTATCGACCATGATCTGCAACTGCTTGCCGCCCTGGGTCGATTCCGATTCCTCGACCTTGATCTTGGAGCCGTTGTTATTGATGACGTTGACGGTGAACGGTGCCGACGAAACGCCCAGCTTGCCGCTCTTGCTGCGCATCAGCGGGGCCACGGCTTCCGCGCCGGCCTCGCCCGCGACTCCCATCTTTCCGCCTGGCATGCCGAAAAAGGTAGCGCCGCCCAGCACTCCGCCTTGAGCAAAGGGGACGATTCCGCTCGGCCCGAATGCATTGCCCTGCGCTGACGGCTTGAATATGCTTCCGATAAAGTCGCCGGATGCATCACCCACCGCCTTGAAGAATGGATCGATTGCGCGTTTCAGAGCCAGTTTGGCCAGATCCATCAACATGGACTGGATCATTTCCGAGAAACTAAGTTTTGCTCCGAAACAGAATTCGGCAATCGCATCGGCAGAGTTTTTGGCAAAGCCTTCGATCTCCCTTTGCAGCAACTCACCCATTTCCTGAATTTCGCTCTTGGTTCCGTCCGCATTTTTCCTTAGTTTCGCCAAGTAGCCTTTTTCCAATTTATCAATTGCTGAAAGTAGTTGTTTTCGCTGTTCGTCCGTGACCCGCGGATCGGCAGATAGCTTGTTTATCTCCTCCAGCGAGCGGATGTAGTCCTCGTGCGGATCGCCCATGTCGATATATTTTTCCCGCAGCTTCTCGAATTCCTTTTGTTCATCTGTCATGACCTTTATATGCTTTAGGCCGGCTTCGACTTCTGCTTCCTCGGCGCGCACATTCCTGTCCCGCAAGTCGGCCATTTCTGCACGGGCCTTGGCTTCGGCGTAATGCCCCGCTATCCTCTTGTCGGTGACATCGATTCCCTTTTCCAGAATCAGATATTCAAGCTGTTGGACTTGGGATAGATTCTTTAACTGGATGTTGGCCTTCGTAATCGAATCCGTGTAAGCATCCACTGTCTCGATAGCCTTTTCCGTGGGCGACTTGCCTGCGGTTTTGACTTCCCCGCCGCCGCCACCTCGCAATTTTGGTTCTGGCGGCAGAAGATTTAACGACTTCGCCCAAGATTGGTTTCCTCGCAGGTTCTTGGCTTGATCGTATTTCCTGTTCAGGCTGTCGATGGTCTCCTTCGCTTTCTTGTCGTATTCCTCTACGGCCTGGATTGCATCCTTAATTAACTGTGTCCTGTCGCCTTTGAACATTGGCGAGAGAACATCATTGGCCGTTGCAAATATCGTTACCCATCCCCGCGCGTTTGCCGTTGCTTGAATCAGCCAACTGGACACGTTAATAAGCATGTCCCCAATGGCTTCACCTGTCGTCTTGAATTCCCCGGCCTGAGTATTGGCGCTAAGGAATTCATCGGTAAGCGCCGACAGTGCGGGAACCATGCCGGACACCAACTGCAACCCCGCCGCCTTGATCGATTTGGACATATCATCGATCTTGTCCTTCATATTGTTAACGGCCAGGATAGTTTCATTGTTGATGACTAACCCCATTTCGCGGGCTTTGTTCAGGAATTCTTCAATCCCGTCCTTGCCCATATTCAAGAGCGGGATAAGTTCCGGCCCGGCAGACTTTCCAAATATCTTCATTGCTTCGGCGGTCTTCTGTGAACCGTCTTGCATCTTGGAAAACCCTTCGGCAATTTTTAGCAAGGCATCTTCCGTAGACGTTTTAGCGTCAATACCGAATTTCTTTAATGCCTTGGTACTATCCGCCGTCGCATCGTTGATGCTTCCCAACCCCGTGGAAAGTTTCTTAATCCCCCCCTCCAGGGTTTCGGCATTCGTGCCCGACATTTCCGCAGCGTAGGCCCAGGCTTGCAATCCTTCCGCCGATATGCCGAGTTTTTGCGACTTGTCGGCCAGGTCGTCCATGCCATTGATAAGGGAACTAAAGATATCCTTGACCGTGCTCAACGAAACGTAGGTTGTCAGCGCCGCGAAGAATTTCTTGACGGTGCCGATGGATCCGTCGATTTTCTTTTCCAGCCGCTCGAAGGCTTCCGATTGCGCCTTGATGGCGGCAATGGCTTCCCTCGAGCCCTTGATGTCGTACTGAATGACGCGGGTGGTAGTTTCGGCGGCCATTATCTGCCCTGCCCTTTCATCCCGATGGTGATCGCGGGCCAGCGTTCGCCGTGCGGGCCCTGGCCATGCTTCAGTTCCACCCACCTGTCGGTGATCCAGAGTGCCGGGTAACGCTTGCGCCGGCCCAGGCCCCGCAATACCGCCTTGTGCAGCGGCTCGGTATACGTCCCGTAGACTTTCACAACCTCGGTTTTGGAAACCCGGTAGGTGCCCTGTTTCTTCTTGATCTTCCGTTGCTTGCCGAGTGGCCGCCAGAACAGTTTGCGCCCGTAGGCCACGCCCGGCCCGACCACGGAGAATGAATCGGAGGTTTTCGAAGTCCGCACCGCCTCGGCAATCGCTTCCCGGCCGCCGATGGGCTCGCCATTCTTGTACAGCGCATAACTGCCACGGGCCTTGCCGCTCTTGATCCGCGTCAGCTTGACCAGCAATTCGAACGTTTCATCGAGGGCCTGGATCAGTTGCGTCTGATCGCCGTAGAACAGCTGTACCCGGAACTTCGTCTGGTCCAGCCCACCGCGCCGGCCATCGATCAGTTGCAGACTGACATTGCGCCCGCGCGCCTTTTCTTCCTCAATGATGGTTTCCGCCGTCCACTTGATAACTGCCGTCAAATCCTCGGGCATCACCTCGGCCATGAACAGGGCGGCGTTCTTTGTTTCCTTTACTTTCTTGAGTTGGAGCGTAGCCATTTTCTAACCTGAGTATCGGCATTCCTAACCACGGGCCAAAAGTCTGAAACATCAAACTCATAAGCGTCGCACCAATTCGAAACAGCTTGGAAAGTAATCTGGCCGTTAAACGAACGGTCGGCGCTCACGTCCATGTAGCATGTCAGGTAAACCGCCAAGTCAGGGCGGTAGCGGGGCGCGTTTTCAAGAGCCTTGACCGGGATTCCCTCGGCCTGCATTTCCTCGAGGGCTTCGAGTGAATCGCCCCATTCAATCCACCACGTCACCCGGTCGGCTATGCTTTTCCCGATTCTTCCGTTTCTTCAGCCTTGTAATTGGCAAATTTCTCCGATTCTTCCTGCACGATCCGCCAGAACTCTGGGAACTCCTTGAACAATTTCAATGTCTGTTCGGGCGAATACTCGAGGGCCTGGCCGTCCAGTTCGAAATCGCGCCAGCCTAAGACTATTGTTTCAGCGTAGACCTTTTGCAGGATATCGCTCACCGTCTTGTTATCCATGCTGCCGGTATTGAGCGCACGGCGGTACGGCTTGAAATGCTGTTTCATCGCATTCTCATACCGGGCATTGCCGCCACCGGCGCGCGCCAGGCGGATGTAGGCGCCATTCTGGAAGTGGACCTCGATGCCTTCCTGCTCCAGGTGCGCGTTGGTGGCAAACGTCTTTCGCATGTCCATGGAAGCCCCCTAGATCGTCCTATGCGGCGACTTTTTCACGCGGCAAGGTGGCAGGGTACGTCTCGCTGCCGGCCGCCTGTGTCCCCAGTACAGCCGCGCCAGGTGCGCGCGTGATCGTCAATGGAGTGTTGGCCGTCTTGTCCAGCAGGGCCGTCGCCACGCATTCCGCCAGCACGTCCGTCCCGGTTCCGCCGGCCACGACGTTGCATTGCGTCAGCTTGACCCGGTGCAAGGCGTAGGCGTAGGTATTGGCCGGACTGTCGCTGTCGGTGAGGGTGAAGGAGATATCCAATTCGGTTTGCGCCGTCAGGTAATCCAGCAAAGTCGCATCGGCGTAATACAGGGAGAATGCAAAGGTGATTTCAGCCCGCCCCATCGACATCTCGCGGGCGCCCAGGGTTCCGATACATTCCAGCGCCCGGTAATTGTTGTTCAGGGTAAGCACCATGCTGGTGAAGCACTTGCCAACTGCCGGAACGCCCTCGATGACAATATCCGTGACCAGCGGCGCCGTGAATACCGGATTCAACGCCGGCGCTACATACGTCGAACCCGCAACAGCCGCCGATTCCGTATCGTAGGACTTGCCCAGGATATCGAACGTGCCGGTGACGATGGCATTCGGCGCAATGCTCAAGGTGAAGCCGTTGATGATGCTGCCCGGGATCCGGTGGTAATCGGTGACACCGGCGCCCACTGGCAGGGTCTTTTCCACGGTGAACGACTTCAGCACAGTCCCAACTTTCAGTGCGTTAGTCGTCCAGTCATTGCACATCGCACCCGCGAGGAAATCCTCGTACCAGGCTTCCTTGGACAACTCGTAATTGATGGTCCCCGTGACAGAGCCACCCGTCAGTATCGAATCCTCGACGGAACGTTGCGGATTCATCCCCGCACTCAGGACCGTGGTCGGCGCAAACGACAGGGACTCGCCGGTATACCGAACCTGCTTGAAGGCCGGGGTGGCGGGCACCTCGCCGTAAATGGCTTCCGGTACTTCGGCCAGGCGTACAAGGTCTGCTGACACAGGCATGATTGATCCCCTAAGAAGTTACACCCGCCACCACGTAGTCCCACTCGTAGTTAATAACGGTCGTCACATCGAGCCATTCACCGTTATCTGTCGGGAAGAGTGCAGGCGGGTAAGTGCCCTTGAGTCGCACGTCGACCAGAAATGGGCCGTCGAAGTGGGGCCTGATCTGCTCGGCGTAGTTGAATACGGCCTGATCCCCTTGGCCACTTCGCCCGAGAACATGAAGAATGACGGCGCCGGATTCTCGGTAGCAGGCCGGAAAGCCCAGGCTCACCCGCTCCGCGATTGTCGGCGGGAACTCGAGCGTCACCCAGTAGTCGGCGACCTTGTTCAAGTCGAGCACCTGGCCAATCGTCTCGTAGTAGGGCAGAGGCGCCGCCGCTGTCACGACCGCGGATTTAAAAACCTGCCGGGTATGGCCGCTCACGAGGCACCTCCACCCATCACGAAGGCCTTGAAGAAGACCGGCTCACTGGTGTCGAAACTCACGCGCGCATCCTGCACCGTGTACGACTCGCCGATGTCGGACACCAAGCGGTCGAACTTCAGCAGGTATTGGATGCCGGCCGCGCGGATCAGCGTTGGATCGATCACCGCGAAGGCGTTGGCCTGCGTCTCGCTGTTCACCAACTCGCCGGCGCGGATGCCGCGGAAGAAGACCAGCACGCCGGGGATTTCCGTCAAGTTGCGCCGGAAGGTGAACGGGCGAGCCAAGACCCGGTGGAGGGCGAGCGGCGAGGGTCCAAGCATTTCAGACCGTCTCCACGGTTTCGCCCAGGTACTCGGAAGTGGGCGGGCCGTTGCAGCAATGGTGGGTAAATCCCATCACCGGCTCCACCCAGCCCTCGAGGGCACCGTCGATGATGGATCCGATGGCCTGTGCGGGACTGTCCGCGACGTTGCCGAACTCGACGGAGCCCACATCGGTGACGGACACTTTCTTGGCCATGAAGCCGAATTGGTTGCCAGCGCCTTGAGTGGCCATGGCCGCGCGGATGGCGTCGGATACCGCCAGGGTGAGCCAGTTCGGCGGCAGGACGTGGTTGGCCTGGTACTTCACTTGCAGCGGGCTCAGGCAGCATGCGTCGCCGACCCAGAACCTGTCCGAGCATTGGCAACCGAAGCGGAAGGCAATCGCGCCGTTCGTGTAGTCCACCCGGTATTCCGTGTCGGCAATCACTCCACCTTGAGGAAACCCGACTTCGATGACCTCGATGACCGGCCTTTCATTCAGGTAGACCTTGTGCAGCGGGCCGGGGAACGTGTCCAGATAAATGCCGGCCTTGAACTGGCGCCCAGTGCGGGCCTGGATCGCCGACAGGGCGATTTCCGCCATGAACAGGATGAAGACATCCTGCGAAGTGTCATCCTCCGGGATGCCCAGCAGCTGCTTCAGCAGGACTAGCCATTCGTCAAGCATTCGGGACATCCTCGCCGGCGGCTTTGCCGGGATCGTCGCCAGGTGGGGGCGCATCAGCGGGAGGATCGGGCTCCGGTGCAGGCGCCGGCGCAGGAGGTGCGACAGGCTCGAGGGCCTGGCTCAAGGGCACGTACTGCATTTGCACGCGAGGCTCGGCGCCACCCTTCACCGGCGGATAGTTTTCCTTCGCGCGAATCTCGTTGACGGAATTGATGCCGGCATTGATGGCGATCTGATAAGCGGCGAAGCGGGTATCGATTTCCGTGCGGAACAGCGTATCCAGGTCGAACTCCATGTACATGCTCGGGCCAAAGTCGAAGAACTTGTCGAAGGCGATTTCGATGGCTTCGTAATGCCATTGCAAGGTGGACTGGTAGTAGGTGCGCGCCAGTTGCTCCGAATTTTTGTAGCTGACCTTTGACAAGTCGCCCAGCATGAACAGCGGCACCCGGAACACCCGGGCCACGTCCTCGATGGTCCAGCGCAGGATTTCGATCAACTGCGCGTCGGCCGCCGTCATCGCCATGGGTTCCCACTTCAGGCCGTCCCCCAGCACCGCGACCTGGCCGATGTTGCCGCTCGTGAAATTGGCCTTCCACTTGTCCGCCATCCGCTCGGCGGTTTCCTTGGAAATCTTGCCGGGTGCCGTCAGGACACCGCTGGCCCGGCTCATGTTCTGGAAAAACGACTTCGAATTCTGGATGATCGAGTAGCCCGCCGATGCACTGGCGCCGGCCGCGAACAAGGGCGACACCCCGATCAGCGGATGAAACACCGTCGCCATCCTGTCGTGCAGCACATCGGTGGCGGCCAGCAGCGGCAAGTCGGGATCCAGTTGCGCCAGCGCATTGGTGTTGGCACCGGCGGAATTCACCTGGTAGTAGACCTCGCCTTCCCACGTCACGAACGGGCTCACGGTGCGCGGATCGAGGATGAACATCGACACCGGGCGATTGCTCAAGTCCCGCAAAAAGACGACATAGACGTTGCCGGCCAGCAGTTTGACGATCACGTATTGCTGGACGAATTGAAGGCGGGTCTGGAAAGGATTGGGGCGCTTGAACAGCCGGCTTGCCCAATGATCCGGGCGCCAGGCAGCAATGCCGTTGCCATCGACCTCGCGCGCCATGATCGGCACCTTGGACACGTCATCGGCGATCGTCATCACGCAGGAATAGACGCCCGAGAAGGCAAGCGCCGTTTGCGTGGTGCATTCCTTGTTTATCTGCCAGGCGCCGGTGAACGGCTCGCGCACCGTGGCCAGGAATCCCGACCCCAGGCCAGCCGGTGAGGCGCCCGATCCTGCCGGACGCGCCAAGCCCTGCGGCGCCACCGCGGCACGTGCTCGAGGCTTTAAAGGCCGCGTGTGGCCGTTTGTCAGGGTGTCTGCTGTCATGGCCTGCCCCGCACGTCGCGGCGGTCATAGCGGCCCGATTTGGGGCCTTCCTCGGGCCTTGCAGGTTGCTCCACCGCCGCCACATCGCGCCGCGAGGCGAATCCCACCGCAATCAGGTCGCGCGCTTCCTGTTCGTCGTCAACCTCGAAGCTGTCGCCAGGCTTGAGGGTGACTCCGCTGTGGATGTAACGGACGTTCGCGCGCAGGGGGATCATCGTCTCGGTGTCTCAGGTGCGGGGGCGGTGGGAAGCCGGGGGGTCTGCGGCTGGCCGGCTTGGGGAGAGGCTTCCTCGACGGCCTCAACCCATCCGTTCGTCACGTACAGATCGGCCTTTTCCGGATCGGCTTCGAACGTCCCGCCAATCGGGATCCACCGTTCATTGCGCAAGTCGGTCTTCGGATCGGCCTGTGACAAGTCCACGGCCATCAGGGAAGTCAGGGCCCGGTATTTCGCGGGCGAAGGAGCGGGCGAGGGAGGAGGCATGGTTCATCCTTTCGGCTTCGGGATATCGCCGCGGCCCAGTGGGGTTTGCGGTTGGCCTTGGCCTTGACTTTGCGATTGGCCTTGACTCTGCCCCGGCTGCTCGGCGGCGTCGACAATCCAACCGTTTTGCACGTATTGCTCGGCCTGCTTTTCGTCCATCTCGACTTCGGCGCCGGGTTGGTACATCTGCTCCAGCCTTTTGCCCGGCTCGGTCGCGGTATTCAGGACGACAGGCGACAGGACGCGATATTTCTTGCCCATGATTCGTTTCCTTCGGGAAAAAACCCCGGGGCGCTACGGACCCCGGGTCAAACGCTCCAGGCACGCTCAATAGGTGACGCCCGTCAACACTTGCACCGCGGCTTGGTGACGCAGCATCCAGTAAATGCCACGTTCGGCACGAATACCCAGCAGGTTTTGTTGCCACAGGGAAACAAGTGGCGCGGTCGGCGGAGAGGTCGGCGCCGAATCCATCTGCAAACTCGCTTCCGTCGACGTGTCCAGCGAAACCGCTCCATCGTCGGCCAGCAGGATATCATTTGGCGCCAGCAGCACCATAATGGTTTTTTGCGTTCCGTCGATAGGCACGGCATTACTCTGAATCACCGGATAGCCGCGGAACATGTTTTGCGCCAATTCCGGGAAGGCAAATATATCCTGCGCCGTCCGCAGCATCGACAAATTGATGAACGTGCGCGGATTCATCACCCAATATCTCGCACTGGTGATTTGCTGCGAAGCCATATTGGTCATCATGACGCCCACATCGGTCATCACCGCCGCGACAGTAGCGCCCGTACTCGGGGTTTGCTGGCCGGCATTGGTAATCGAGGCAGGCGACAGACTGGCTGTCCCGGCATTCGCGGGATTGATGAACTCCGAATTGATGAAACTGTTGATGGCCGCAACCATGTCGTTTCGGCAGAGAGCCTCGGCGCTCGGGCGGGAATCACGGGCCAGTTCCTCGGTAATCACCACGATCACGGCGACCTTGGCGCTCGGCATCGTGATCGCATCAAAGCCTGGCTTGGAAACGGGCTTGGACTTGCCCTCGCCGACCCAGTTGGCCGTCGCGCCGGCAATCTGGCGCGGAATGCGAATGTTGAACGGCACTTGCCGGAAACCCTGAATCTGCCCGATGATCGATTCCGGCCGCATCAGTTCGATGAACTCATCGGCCATCGTCTGATATTCGACCAGCGGCTTGGCAAAGGTCGGATCGGTGGTCGTGCCAACGGACACTGCCGCCCGCTGCACCAGGGCCCCCGGGCCGCCCAGCATCTGCGCCGTCTTGATCGCGCGCAGGACTTCCGGCGAGGAGTCGCCCCAGCGGCCTTTGACGAAGTGCTCGGCATCCCCCAGGCGGCCCTTGTTAATCATCAGGGCCAGGGCGAAGCGGGTAAAGGCGATGCCCTTCGGCAGGTTGCGAACGACTTCGATGCGCGGATTTTCATGCCGGGTATCGTAAGAGCCGCCATCGTTGACCGGCTCGGCCACGGTTTTCTGGATTTCCTGCGCGGCATTGAATCGGGACAGCTGATCGTCCAGTCCCTTGATCTTGGCCTGGCAATCGTCGAAACGCACGCTTTCATCTTCATTGAATGTGCGGTTTTCGTTTTCCGACACATCAAGAATTGATTGCATCGACTCAACGAAATCATTCCGTTGCTTCTTCGTGTCGGCAATACGTTCGGCGATGGTACGCATGGTGATTAGCTCCTGGCTCGCAAAATTTGCAATTGAGCACGTTTCCGAGATAGAAACGGCAAGGGATCGACCCCGGTAAAAAGCCGGCTCGAGAAATCTTCGGAAATGTCTAGGGAGCGTGATAATGCCAAGGTATTCGGATTCGCGGGAACCGATACCAGGGATAGTTCTATCAGCCTGTTTTCCTTGAAGTGGAATCCGGATAGGTGTCCGCTGTCGCGCAGTTCTCCGATATGGCCTGAATAGAAGCCGACTGAAGCTGCACGAATGATTTTCGCTGCGACCAGGCGCCGCAGGTTGTCGATATCCTGGGTTGTCCCCTCGGGCCCCAATGCGATTTCCGCAATCAGGCGTTTGCCCGTCTTGCCCTTTTCAACTGCAATCCGCGGAACGGTGCCGACCGGACGGGTCGAATCATGCGCAAACAGGACAATCGGATTTTCGTTGAACTGCTGCAGATCCCAGTCCTGCTCGACGATGTCGCCGTATCGATCCTTGTCGGCGGTGCTCGCCACGATCTCGAATCGATCCGAGAAGGCATCCCCGATGTCGATGCTTTTGAAGATGGCTCGAACTTGCGGCTCGGACACTGTTCCCATGGCGACCCCGAAAAGGCTTCGAAGCCGGGAACCGGATTGACTAGCCTGCTGGCTCACCGTTGCCCGATGTGCCGGTAAGCATCGTCCTACGGGTTTGGGCCCTCAATCAGTTTTTTCACTGCGCCATGCTGGCATATCCAACTATTGCGAGTAGTGTTATTGCCATGTCATCACGGGAAGGGTACCTGCCGGGCGCCGGCCTGCCACGGAGGGCGGGATGCCCCGATGCGCCGCCGCCGGCTCACGTCCGACACATCCGCCTGCAGGCCCGGATGACCCAACGCCAGGCCGCCCGGCTGATCCACCTGTCCCTGCATACCTGGCAGAGGATCGAGCGCGGCACCAGCAGGATCCACCCCGGCTTATGGGAATTGTTTTGCCGCAAGTTGGCGGAGCTTTAAATGGGACTTTTGTCCTACTTGTGAAGTCCGCTTTAGGGATTTATATTCCTTATTCCTAAAACACTTTCGGAGTTCGTCTATGGCACTGAACTATGCGGAATTGCTCGCGCAGCGTGAACAACTCAACCGTGACATTGAACAAGCACGCCAGTCGCAGCTGCAAACGGCGTACACCCAGATCCGCGAGATCATGGAATCCGTGAACATCTCGGAAGCCGATCTGCTGGCTCGCTTCCAGCACAAGACATCAAAGGTGTCAGCCACCAGCGGAACCAAGGTAGCGCCCAAGTACATCAACCACGAGACCGGCGACACCTGGACCGGCCGCGGCAGGAAACCGGCATGGGTGGAAACCGCCTTGAGGAATGGCCGGCAACTGGAAGACTTGCTCATTCCGGCGTGATCCACTATCACGGATTGCCGATGTGGCCCGAGCTAGCAATGGTTCGGGCCATGACAGGCAAGCACGCCATGGTGAGTTACGCCCATCCGGAACAACTCCAGGCCGCCGCCGAAATCTGCCATAGCCTGGCCCTCGACAATGGCGCCTTTTCGGCCTGGATGCAGAAGCGGCCGTATGATTTCGCCGGCTTCAAGGAATGGGCCGCACACTGGATCAAACACCCTGCCGTCGATTGGTGCATCGTGCCGGACGTGATCGACGGGGACGAATCGGCCAATGATCGGTTGCTTGACGATTGGGCTTTGAAGGATGCCGTTTCCGTTCCGGTTTGGCATTTGCACGAATCGCTAGGCAGACTGGATCGGCTGATAACCCGTTATCCTCGTGTCGCCTTTGGCAGTAGTGGGCAATATGCCGAGCCTGGTAATACGGCATGGTGGCATCGCATGGCGGAAGCGATGGAGGTGGCCTGTGATTCCGATGGATTGCCACGCTGCAAACTGCACGGCTTGCGAATGCTTGATCCCGTGATCTTTTCTCACTTGCCGTTTTCCAGTGCGGACTCCTGCAACGTGGCCAGAAACATCGGCATCGACAGTGCCTGGAATGGCACCTACAAGCCAGCCTCGAAAACCATGCGAGCCTTGATTCTCATGGATCGAATCGAATCGCACGCCAGCGCCGCCCGATGGTGCGATCAATCTGCCGGCGTTCAACAAAACCTAGATTTGCTCGGGTGAACTGCCATGGCTCGGCTGAAGTTCTGGAAAGGCGTTTTCATCAACAAGATGACGCGCGAGGATTTGATAGACGCACTGGAGGAATGCGTTGATGAAATAACCCGCCTCACCGGCCAGCAGGGCAACGATGTCCCGCAACAAGAGCGCCGCGTCATCCCGATTTATTCCGGAGAATCGGACGGTACACCCGGTTCTGGCATGGGGGGCGCTTGACGCTCCCTTTTTCCTGGCCGGCTCCGCGATTCAATAGAAGTTGATGTCATATTCGGTGCTTTCTTCGGCATACGTGGCATAAGCCGCCATCAGCGCCGCCACCAGTGCATCGATACGTGAACTAGACTTAGACTTTTCCAGCTTACGATTTCCCGCCGGATCCTTGATAATGGCTGATCCCATCGCCGCGGCCGTCAATACCGGGTTGCCGCCGTGCATCAGCTTCGAATTGAGCGCCAACTCCTCGAAATACTCCACCCGCGGCGACATATCCTTATAGCCTTGCCCGACTTCGCGCCAGGTTGCCCCATCGGCAAAATCAAGCCGCTCGGCGTCCCGTTTCAGACTCGCAATGCGCCAGCGGTCATAACAGACTGATTCCAGCTTCATGCCCTCGGTGGCGCTCTTTAAATACTCGACCACGTATTCATAATCGACCACCCGGCCGGGACAGGCGACAAGGTGGCCCTGATCGACCCACAGGGTATAGGGGGCACGATCTCTCTTTGCGCGCTCCTCGAGCCCTTCCATCGGCGTGAAAGCCCAGACTTTCAGCCCGACCTGGCCGGTGTCGGGGTTCACCACTGCCGCCACCGCCGCGGTCAGGTCGGTACGCATCGACAGGTCCAGCCCGAGGTGCATCGGGTACTCGTAGAACCATTCGTCCGGCGCCTTGCGCGCATTGGCCTGCCAGACATCGGGCGTCAGGAAGGACGACAGCAGGGACACCCGCTGGTTTAAATAAAGATTTCGGAATGCGCTTTCGAAGGAGGGCATGCGCCGGGCCTTCTGCGCCGCCAGTTCGAATTCCTCGAGGGTGCGGAACTGCCCGAGTGCAAAGTTGGCCTTGCGCCAGGTGGCCGGGTCGAAGATGTCGTCGGCCTTGTCCGCGGCGTACAGATGCACCAGCACGGACGGGTCATCGTTGGCCAGGGCGTCATCGATCAGCGTCGAGAGCAGATCCGCATTCGTCGGCGCCTGCGTCGAGATGATGATGGTCAAAGGCTCTTGCTGGGCCCCTGCGGCCGTCTCCAGGGCGTCGAAGAAGTTGTCGACAGGCCCCACTACCTGACCGAGTTCGTCGTGGATCGTGAGGGCTGGATTCTTGCCCTGCGCGGTACTCGCCTCGGCCGCCAGCGCCTTGTAGGTCGCGCCGGTGAGCAGGCCGGTGATGGTCTTGTTCGAGTCCGAGAGTTTCACCAGGCCTTCGAGCTTGGGGTTCAGCCGGATGGAGTGCGAGGCGTAGCGGTACACCAGGCCGGCCTGCTCGCGCGAACGGGCGCCGGAGAAAATCGTGCTGTTCGGCTTGGCCTCGGGCCCGAAGACATGGGCCTGGAGGATGCCGGATATCAGCGCCGTCTTGCCGTTCTTCTTGCCACAGCTGAGGATCGCCGTGCGGGTTCTGAGGCGGCCATCGGGCTTCAAATAACCGTATAAATCATTGATGAAGGCCGCCTGCTCGGGCAACAATTTCATCCGCTTCTGGGTCTCTGAAATGTAGACGTGCGTTTCCAGAAAATCACGAACCATGCCTGCTCGGACAATGCCTGCCGGTTCCGTAATCTGGCGCTTGAGGCCAATCACATCAGTTCACTTGAAAGCCCCGGGGGCGCGCCAGCAAACTTATTCGGGTCGATGCCCTGCAGCAATTTGTCCTGCGCGTTCTCAACCGCGGTATCAACAATCTCGTTGAACTTGCCGCCCTTCGCGCTGGCCTGCTTGGATTTCACGCTCATGCCCATGCGCCAGGCGATATTGAGCCCCAGCATGTCGGAATACTGACGGAAGGTTCGTTGCGCACGCCGGTATATGCCTTCGGTTTCGAGCGTCCAGCCTGCGGCGACCGCCTTGTTGCGGAACAGATAGAGATCGCTGGCGGAGATGACGTACTGCTCAAGCACGACGATATCGCTGCCGGTGAACCATTCCGACCCACGCGTGATAACCGCCTGGCGCCACATCTCGCGCTGTTTCTCGGTCAGATACTGCGGCGGCTCCAGCCACTCGGGAATTTCCGGTTCCTGTTTCTTGAGCCGGTTCTCCGCGAGTTTCTGGAAAACTTCCACGCCCAGGCTGGCATTGGAGTGCCCCATGTGGTTCAGATCGTGGCGCATTCCGTGGTCCCCTCCGCAGGTCAGTGCGTCGTGCCGGCGAGATATGTCATGGTCGCGTTCCGTTCTGCTGGGCGTACCCGTAGGTCAATAAGAGCGGGGATGGGGTTGTTTGAGGTGATCGAAGGGCGACTTGGGGCGGCGGTCTGCGTTGGTCCTCGGTATAAATTTTCCCACCCCCCCGTCAATTTGTAACAGCCCCGTCAAATGGGAATCGTTCGCATTGAATCGTACATATGGCACAAAATACACGATAACCCTGATGTTGACAACCTGTGGATAACTATTGCATGGGATCAGCCATGCCTTCCTCGGCTGCGGGCTCTGCGAACAGATCAGCGTTCGGCTTCTGTGCAATGGCAGCTGCAAGATTGCGCGAGGCCTGCCCAAAGTAGGACTCCTTGAGCTCGACGCCAACGAACTTGCGGCCGAGTTGCAGGGACACATAGCCCTCGCTGCCGATCCCCATGAATGGGCTCAACACGATGTCGCCGGGGTTCGTCCAAAGCTGGACCCCTCGACGGATCACTTCAAGCTGAAGCGGCGCAATGTGGCGCTCGTCGTCATGGTCGCGTGCGGATCGATATTGCAATGTGTCGGATGGGTTGATGTCCATCCAGACTGGGCTAGCGATCTTCTGCCACAGATCCACCGGGTACTCCTCGCCATGCGTGACGCGCTCGCATTCGCCAGGCTTGCGCATGGTCACGAGGTAGTCGGGGATGCCCTGTCTGGCCATGGCTGAGTTGCCTCGCACGGTCTTGTGCAGTAGGCCGAGTGCTTTGGTGCGCTGCATCGATGTGACTGGATCCTTCCAGATGCAGACCTCGGAGTGATAGATGAACCCCTCAGCCTGGAACGCACGAATCAGATCGCCACGGAAGTCGCGCAGGCCGATGTAGCCATCACGTTCCTTGCTGCTGGGCATCAGCATGCAATGGAATGAGACATCGCGGCCCGGCTTGAGGACACGCAGCAACTCCTTCACGAGGTACTGGAAGTGCTCGAAGAACTCCGCGTCGTTCTTGCAGTTGCCCATGTCGCGTGGGCTGTTGGAGTAGGTGTACAGGGATGCGAATGGCGGGCTGAAGATGCTGTAGCCGATGCACTCATCCGGCAGATCGCGCAGCGCCTCGATGCAGTCGCCATGAATGGCAGTGTAGGTATCGGTCACGACTTGATTGATGCATGGCATGCAGGCTCCAGGAATGAAGGGGTGGCGACGCGCTTGAATGCGTCATAGGTATTGGTTTGTCGCGTGGCCTCACCGATAACTTCAGCGAACACGGCACCATGCGTCTCGGCGCTGAGGATCTCTGCCATCTGGTGGGCGGCAGCTTCTTTGCGCTTCAGATTGGCGGCAATGGCACCCTCCTGCGAACTGCTGAAAAGGTGGACATCGACTGGGCGCTTCTGCCCGAAACGCCAGCATCGACGCACGGCCTGGTAGTAGCTCTCGAATGAATCGGTGACGCCGACGAACGCAATCCTGGCCGCTCGTTGCATGTTCAAACCGAACCCCAGGATCGATGCCTTGCTGATGATGACGGGGCGTTCTCCAGCGAGCCATCGCATCAACCTGTCTTCCTTTTCCTCGGTGCTGTCAGCGCCTCGAATGGAGAATGCGCAGCTACCGAATACACGCTCCAGTGCGTCATGCTCTGAATTGAGTTCGCACCAGATGACCCACGGCTCAAGATGTCCGCCATTAACCGCAGCAGGGCCGGCTTGCCACTCCTTGAAAATCAAATTGGAGCACGCCTCCACACGTTCATCCAATGACTCCCGTCGCGCGGCCCGTCGCTCCATCAGGGTTTGTGCTTCTGTATCAAACAACGCGCCGTTCAAGGGACGATCTATCTCGACAATGTGATCGTGCAAATTGAGCGGCGGGAGGTTATATGCACCGTCATCGAACCCAAGATCGGATGGCTTGCGAATGAGCGCTCCCCAACTGGCAACCCACTTCCAGAATGGTGCGCGGGCGTGGCCCTTTAATCGCCAGACGCTCGTATCGCCACCATCGTGCGTGAAGAATTCCGCCAGCATCTCGACTCGAGAACAGATGCCAAGAAACTCCGCATGCGTGCCGAGTTCCGCCCAATCATTAGGCGCAGGCGTCGCTGTGGCAGGCAGCTTGAATGGCGTATCTCGATAGGCGTCAATCAACAGTCGGAATGTCTTCGCGTCGTGATGCTTGATGCATCCACTCTCATCGAGGACAACCCCTCCGAAAATGGAAGTATCGAACTTGTGAAGCCGCTCGTAGTTGACGATGTTGATGCCAGGCTGAATGTCTTTCGCCTCGCGTACAACCGTCGCCACTATGCCGAACCGGGCGCCTTCGGCCGCAATTTGTGCCGCGACAGCTAGCGGGGTATGGATCATCACTGGCTGTCGAGTGTGCTTGTGGACGACATCCGCCCAGACCAGTTCAATAAATGTCTTGCCGAGCCCGGTGTCGGCAAAGATGGCGGCCCTGCCACGTTTCAGAGCCCATGATGCGAGGGCGGCCTGGTGGCCGAACATCGAAGCCGGCTGCGTGAATCCGTTGGTGATGCCGGTCGGCTTGTGCGCGATGAATTTGCGACGCACGAAGGCCGCATAATTGTCGTCAACCATAGAAGCAACTCCTTTGCTTTGATTGGCCAGAGGCCCGTCGATGTTGGCTGCATCGTTCGGGCCTTGCTCATTATGCATGTCGTTATCTGATGGAGGATTCACCATTGGCTGATTGTTTTGATGTTTCTGCAATCCCTCAGACAAGTGCCACATATCAGCCCTCCGATACACGGCACCCTCCTGATACAGCTGCTCGAGATAAGCACGCACCAGCCGAACCGATTGGCCAGTGACAACAGCTATATCCCAGGCCGTGAGAGAACCGCCACAGGCATCGAGCGCCGAGAGGCAGGAACGCACCACAAAGCCCCATTGACGTTCTCTATAACCAATGCGGTTAGTCATAGCTTCTGTTAGTTTTTGACTACTTCAGTCAAATTTGAGTACATAGGTGACATAGGTGCTATCGGTGGTTTTCTATTACGTCCGCGGGAATAACATTGTAACTGTAGGGACTCTCTACAGAGGTAATAGGAAACCACCGATACCACCTAGACCACCGATTTCAAACCGCCTAGTTGTCTAAGTAATTTCCCTTAGCTTGCGGGTAAACACCTAGACTTTGCAAGGGCGAGTTGGTTGACTACTGGTATTTCTTGTCTGCAGTAAATAACCACGCGCCTACCATTGACAACCCACAATCCATCTTTGGTGTCAGGGTTTCTGACGGAGATATAACCAACCCTTAACATTATGTGCGGTATTTTTGCTCTATTCTTCCTTTCTCTTAACTCATTAGCCAAATCATCAAGATATAACCTGTCAGCCATTTTGATAAAGTCTTCAAGGGTAAACGCCATCAGATTTCCGAACGACTCGACCACGTCTCGCATTTCCCCGGCATCGCTCGATTCACCCGCGTTGACAATATTCCAGAAGGCCGGCGTCTTGGGTGGCTGGGCCTTCGGATCGAAGTCGCGCAGGTCGTAGGTGCGCAGGTAGGCCACGACGTCCGCGTAGCCTGTCTGCTCGTACCAGGTCCAGATGGTGTGCCAGTAGGCATCCGTGAAGTCGCCCGCCGAGGCTTCCGACCATGCAACGTAGTGGCGCCGGTCGTCCGCCGGCAGGTAGAGTCCGTCCAGGCGGTTGTTGGAAGTGATGAGCAGTCCGAGCACGTTGAAAACAGAATATTCGCGCGTATGTTTCTCATCGATCCGCAGAACATCCGGCGGCGCCGCGATATAGGTTTTCGACGTGTCGTACAAGGCGAACTTGTTGAATTCGCCTAAATCGTGCGCTTCGTTCATCCGCACCACCACGGACTTTACCCAGCTGTTGAATCGTCCCAGCATATGCCGCGGGCTGATCTCACTCCAGTTCCATGCGCCGACACCATATTTCACCGGGTCCAGCAGAGTATCCTTGCCGATGCCCTGATTGCCACCCAGCACAAGCGCATGGTTCAGTTTCTCATGCGGCTTCTGGATGCGGTGGGCGAGCCACTTGGTGATGTGGTCGGCGTCGTCCGGATAGATGCGCAACAGGTGCTCGATCCATGGCGCGGCGTTGGTGGCGTCGCCCGGTTCGTCGTCCGGCGGATGGTAGAGGTTGAATACCTGTGCGCCGCAGTGATAGTGCCAGCCGCCGTCCTGCACCAGATGATCGTGAATGATTTCCGGATAGCCTGGCGCCCACGTCATCTGCTGGACTGCCTGGCATTCGTCCAGATAGTCGCTGGCCTTGACGCGCCGGTTCGTGTCGGGAATCTGAATCCTGTGCGGCATCACGGAATTGACGGATTCCTTCGGCCAGAGCGCGCCGGTGGGTCTGTAGATATAGCGATGCTCGGGCAGGTAGGCCACGAAATCGCTGATGGTGCAAGCCTTGAGTTTCAGTTCGGATGATTCATAGTTGCTGCCGTTAGTTGAGTCTTCTTCGTAAGTCATTACCGCCTCGTTTGCCCTCGTTTGTTGACTCCCTGTTGTTTGGGCTCGCTGCGGCGCCTATTCGTGTTCGACGTCTTGCTTCGGCTGGCGCAGGAAGACCAGCACGTGATAGTCCGGGAACAGTCCCTGGATCCTTTCCCTCACCTTCGAAGCCGGATAGGCGGAACGTTCGCCGGGAAACACCAGAATCACCGTTTCTGCGGGGGCCATTGCAAAGACACCCATATCAGGCATGTCCTGCTCGAATTCGAGTTCACTCATCTTTGTCCCCTTCGGGAGGCAACAGGCCGGCCGGCACGGAGTACCCATCGTGGCCGATGACGGTGAATGGCCTGTTTGATTGATAGGCGCCGCGCTCGGGCGAGCGGGCGGTTTTCTGCGAATGGTGCGAGCGGCAAAGCGATTGCAGATTCAACGGTGCAAAGGCGGCGCCGCCCAGTCTCGCGGATTCGATGTGATCCACCTCGATGGCGCGCGTGCGGATGCCCAGCTGTCGGCACACCACGCACCACGGCTGGCGTTTCAGTTGCCGGGCCCGGATCGTCTGCCAGGCGGGCGATGCGTAGAGATCACGATCCTTGGCCATGCTCGATCCCTAGTCTTTCGGCGAGCAGGGTGAATGCTGCTGCTGCCACTCGCGGATCCTGGCCGTTGCCAATGCATCTAATGCGCTCCACCCTATCGGCCATCCCGTCAGCCACTCGGTCCAGTCCGGATTGATCCGGCCATAGAAACCGGCTGGCGTTGGAGGTGTGTTCAGCGCCACGATCACCGGCAAGTCGGGCGCTATCTTTAGGCGCCGCTGGAAATAAGCGAGGTTGCGGCTGTACTGCTCCCCATCCGATGCCTTGAGCGTGGGCCAGGATCCAAACTCGTTCGCGCGGCTGCGCACCCCCAATGTTGGCCGTACCCAGCACTGTCCATTGCGCATCAAACCCGAGCTTGGCCAGGCCTCCGAGAACGACGCCCATTCCTCGATGAAGCAACGCTGCGACGTTCTCCACGAAGACGTAGCGGGGTCGAACCTCGCCAATGATTCGCACCATGTCTCGCCACAGGCCGGACCGTTCGCCGTCGATCCCTTGCTTGAATCCGGACTCGCTGATGTCCTGGCATGGAAACCCGCCAGCCACGATGTCAACAGCGCCGCGCCACGGTCGTCCGTCAAAGGTGCGCACGTCATCCCAGATCGGGAAAGGCGGCAAGGATCCATCGTTTTGTCGTACCACAAGCACGGACTGAGCGTAGGGCTCGCACTCGACGGCGCAGATGCACCGGTGCCCGAGCAGTTGCCCGGCGAGGATGCCTCCACCAGCGCCCGCGAATAGATGTAGCTCATTCATAGGCTCCTGTTGCCTCGCCGCGGCCAGTTCTGGCATTCGTCAAGGCAAAAAAAAGGCGCCTAGCTGAGGCACCAGGCGCACCAGGGCGAGCACCAAGCCTAGTGCAGCCATGGCCGACAGCAAGCCCGCCAGGAGGGCCCACAGGCGGTTTCTGCGGGTATCCGCAGGGGTAGTGCCCAGCCATCCCGGCAGACGCCTCCTCGAGGGCTTGAGCGGAGTTCCGGCCGATCCCAGCAAGGCCGACTGCACCTCGAAGGCGTCATGGTCGGCGGCCGGGTGCGGACTCTCATTGGAGCGGTTCATGCCGGCGCCCTTGCCTCACGGGCTCTGACTCGATCTCGATGCGCTGCCCCGTCGAGGCCGCATTCACCTGCTCTTGCAGTTCACGTAGCAGGTAATAGAAGGCGTCGACGGGCGTCTTGCGGTCGCAGCTGCAAATGCAGACCGCGGATTTCATGATGGCACTCACCAGATCCTCGGCGCTGCCCACTGCCCCGGCGGCAATCAACACCTCTGCGAATTGCAGATAGGCATCGTCGAGTGATTCGATATCCATCGTAACTTGCATGTTCAATCTTTCAATAGCGTTTCGCGGCTTGGTCCATTGAGTACAACAATTTCATGAGTGCCTTGTTTTCCTGATACATCATGTAGACCACCACGATATGTGCCACGGCCACCGCTCCCAATAAGACGCCGACAATGGCCAGGGCCAACGGCGCATCGGGGTCGGTGATATAGATGGCAATCAGGGCGATGGCGGATATCAGGATAACGATGACAATCACTACGTCCATATTCTTCGTCTGCGCCTTGTACCTGGCGTAGCATTCAACCTCGGTTTCTATCTGCTCTCGGAATCTTTCGGGTCCTTGGCTTTCGGATTCCATGAGGGAAGTCATGTTGCATCCTTTCCGCGAATTCGACCACCGATTCGATATCGTTGAACACCCGAGTCATCTGCCAGGCCGGCACCCGCACGATATAGCCAACGGGTTTCCATTCCGAGATGATCATGCCCAGTTCATCCAGGGCGATCTTGCATTCATCGAAGTTTTTCATGGCTGACACGCCCCACATCTTGCTAGTCAACTCGATTACTTTGTGCGCGTTTATCACGATGCCTGTTGTTCGGGCTTGCATTTTTCTTATCGATGTAGCGTTATCAAAAAGCCGCCCCGGCGGGCGATGATCACACCCAGGGATTCAAGAGCGAAGGAGGAGAAACGCCCCTGGAGCCCGCCGGTTTGGCACCAAACTGGAATCAAGCGGGCGGCGTCTGTCCCGGCACGGGCGGCTTGGTCGTCGCTACAGGCGGCAGATAGACCACGCTGGCCACGGTGCCCGGCCCCATCCAAATCACGTAGGGCTTGTGGTCCTCGGGTGTGCCTTCCGGCGGAGGCGGAACCGGGCGCTGCGGATCCTCGGGAATCGGGATCACCACCCCACCACCAGCTGGCAAGTTCGGCGGCGATGGCGGCGGCACTTGCGCCCAGGGCGGGGAATAGCCCGGATCCACAGGGCCGCCACCTTGCCCGCCACCTGGCACCTGGGCCCACGGCGGCGAATAGCCGGGATCGACCGGCCCACCCCCACCGCCCGGAACTTGCGCCCAGGGTGGCGAGTAGCCAGGGTCGACCGGCGGCGTCGGTGGCACGCCAGGATGTGGCGGCTTCGGGAAGTTCGGGAAGCCCGGAATCCCTGGCCAGCCGGCGACAGGTGGACCTTCCCACGGCGGGCGCGGCCAGATCGGATGCGACGGATAGGGCGGAAAGTAGATCGGATGGCTCGGCTGGCCGGGAGGACGGCCACCACCACCACCACCGCCAGGCACTTGGGCCCATGGAGGCGAGTAGCCCGGGTCAACCGGGCCGCCACCTTGCCCACCTGGGGGAACCTGCGCCCATGGCGGCGAGTAGCCGGGATCCACGGGCCCTTGCCCGCCACCACCACCACCCCAGCCCGGCATGCCCGGCAACATGATCGGATGGCTTGGATGCGGAAGCCCGCCCCAGTCCCCGCCACCCAGAGGAATAATCAAAGCAAGCATTCAAAACTCCTTTTTGAGAGACTCCCTGAGTTCTAGTCACACAAACTGGAATGCGCCGATGTCATTGCCGACCGGATTGCCAACGATGTCCTTGGTGTAGCCCAGGTCGGTCGCCGTGGCCTTGCCGCGCAGGATCGAGGATGACGTCAGGGCGAAGTCATAACCGGCCTCGTTCTTGAATCCGAGGTTGCCAGTCACCTTGCCCGGCTCCTCCGGCACACCCTTGCACGAATCATCCCAGCCGTTGTAGCTATGCGTCGTGTCTGCCACCACGTAGCAATCGCACGCAACGAAGGCGTTGTTTTTCAGTAGCAGATTGACCATCTGCGCATTGGGATAGATCGGATACCACAGGTTGACGCTGAAACTGATGGTGTTGTTGAAGACCCGCCAATTACGGACGTCGATGTTCCATTCGGTTGGACCGCCGGCGTTGATGGCCCACCCAGCACTTCCGCCCGACCCAGAATCTTTATTGTCGAATTGATTGAAGGCGACAACAAAATTCGTCGCGCCCGGCGCACCTGTGTCTCCGGTATAGATGTGCTGGCCGTTGTGGCGGAACAGGTTGTAGCGGAAGGTGCATCCGTCACCGAAGAACCATTGCACGCCGTCGCCATGAGCGTCGCCCCGGTTGTCGCAATCGTGGATGAAGCAATACTCCGCGAGTAGCCGGTGGCCCTTGCCCTGGATGCCGTCGATGCAGTAATCCTCCTGAGTTTCGTCGCCAAGCTCGCAATAGCGAATCGTCAAATCATCGACTTGCCCGCCAGCGAAAACTGCCGCACGGTCGCCCGCGTAGCCTTTCACGCAATGAAAGCCGTAGCCGGATGACAACGACGCGCGAATCTGCCCATCCAGGGTGATGAAGGATCGTCGCTGCCCCCATTCGACGTTGAAGCCACCACGTAGCACGGCTTGCCCTGCACTGCCATCCACGGCGTACGAGTCTTGCCAGCCGGTCGCGCTGCCGTGGCTGGCCTTCGTCGCGGCTTTGTACGTAACCGGTTGTCCTGAGGATCCATTCACAGCTTGCGCGGCGCTGGAGTCGTAGTTGCCACCAGCAATGAAAACGGTCATTCCCGCCGATAAACCGCTGATCTGACTCCACTGATTCCATGCCGTGCTCCAACTCTTGCCATCCCCGCCACCACCACCCGCGCGCAAATAGCGGTAGTTAGGACTGTCCGTACCACCAGAAGGAGGCGGGGATGGCGAAGGCGACGGCGGGGTCGGTGAAGGCGTCGGCGACGGAGGAATGGGAGCCGGCGAAGGGCCCGGCGCAGGCGCACCAGGTGGCCCGGCAACACCTTGCGGCCCCGGGGGTCCAGGCGGGCCCGGAGGACCAGCAGGGCCTGTCGCGCCCTTGGCTCCAGCGGGGCCAGGCGGTCCAACAGGGCCAGCGGGACCAGTACCCGATCCAGCAGGACCAGGCGGGCCAGCGACACCCTGTGGCCCGGGCGGTCCAGGTGGCCCCGGAGGACCGGGAGGACCAGCAGGGCCTTGGCCTTGTCCACCTTTTTGCTCTGTGGCCTCGGCGCTTGCCGTGTCGGCCTCCGGCGGCTTGTCGCTACTTTTACGGAAAACTCCCATATCAACCTCCAAGGTTAGGAGTCAATCGTCATGTCGTCGCCGAACGGATCGTCCATGCCGCGGCCGGATTCCGGTGCCGGGTCGGTGGGGATCACCACCCCGTCGACCACATCCGCGCGCCGGTTCTGCGCCGCCAGGTTGTCCAGCGCCAGGGCATTCTGCAATTCGATGCTCGAGGGCAACCACTTGGCCATCCTGCGAAACACCGTCTTGCGCGCCATTTCGGTATAGGCGGTTTGCCAGGGCGAGTCATCCCCGCCGGCCTTGCTGTACTGCGCCCGGAAGGCGTCGATCTCGGACTTGAGCATGTACTCGAAGTGGTAGCCGCCGGCAACGTACTCCGCCACCCCATAGAACACCCAGATCGGGCCCCGCGGCGGCTCGAGGTTCGGGATGTGCACAAAGCCCCGCGGCATGCCGTTGCTCACCTCGAAGCGATCACCTCGGTAGACCACTTCGGTGCGGATATCGCCAATCTCACCGGTGCGCCGGGCCAGCAGGATCAGGCCGCGGTAGCCCGGGATCCACTTGCAGAGGAATTCGCCGCCCTTGGTGCGGTAGGGCACCAGGTAGCTCTGACCGCCCACCCCGATTTCCAGGCCGGTTGCGGCCGACTGCAAGAGTGCGCCGTAGATGGACAGCGGTGTGCACCGGCGCAGCTTGTCGTTCATCGCAAATTCATTCACCGCGATCCGGATCAGCCGTTTCGAGTCCATGTGCTTCGGCAACAGCTGCGCCAGGTTTTGTTGCCGGGCCTCGAGGAAAGAACCAAACCCGCGCACGAGCTCGCCAGCCGATTTCCTCGGCTCGGGCTTGCCCACTGCCCGCTCGGATGGCGGCGGCGGCGCTGGCGGCTCGCTAGGGGGCTCGCTGGGCGGCTCTGAAGGCGGCGGCTCAGGTGGCGGATCGCCCGGTGGATCCTGCTGGCCGCGGGGTTGCATGTTGCGCATCGTTTCTCGTAGCTGTTCGTTGCCTGGCATGTTCTACTCCTTGCCCAAGTACATAAACTCTTTTGGTAGGCTTTTCTGTTTTGCATGCTCCCATGGGAATTCCTTGATACGTAGATCCTCGGACATTCCTGCATTGGCTTTGTAATAAATCTTCAGGCCTGCCTCGCGCGCCGCAGTGTGCAATTTTGCAATCCAATCAAACGGCGGAATCCATGCGGGTGTTTCACTGCTGCGCGAGGCACCGCCTATAACGATCCAATTGAATAATTCCAATCGGCTGAACTCCAACGGTTGCAACATCGGCTCCACAGACAGCCACTTGACAGCGCAATCAACCTTTGCAAAAGCCGCTTCTGCGGCTTTGACCCTGGCCTGCAAATCTACGGTTGTTCCCATCCATGCGTTATGCGGGATATCAAACTCGGCCATCCGCTTTGGAAACTTTGTCAGAAAGAGGAAGTTCCATTGCGGCGCGGCACGTACTTGGGCCAGCACTGCCTCGATCCATTGCTCCGGCACCCAACGGCCGAACAGGTCGGCCATGCTGCAGGTGAAGACGTTGCGATAGCTGATATCGTGCTCGGCGCGCGCAGGTACTTCCATGTGCCCAGGCGTTGCCATCCGGGCCGGATAGATGGATGGCTCGAAGCCCTGCGGATAGAAGCGCCCGGCAATGTCGCGCGCGTAGCAGTAAGGGCAGTCATGGCGGCATCCCGTGATCGGATTCCATGACCAGCGGGCCCATTCGATGCTGTCGGTGTCCTGCTTGTTGAAAACCTTGTCTCCGCTAACTTGGAGTGCCGCGCGCCGCTCGTCGTCGCCGAGTTCCTCCCACTCCGGCAAAGTTATCCAGTCCTTGGCCTTCGCGGCGATGAGCAACTCGACCTCGGCCTCGACATCCTTGGCGGTGATGTCCCTGCCATGCTTGCCAACCACTGCCTGCCAGGCCGCGGCGCGTTCAGAGTCGCTAGTGAGCTTGAGCAGTGGGCGGACGTGCGATTCGCGGGCCGGCAAAAAAGATGAACAATTGTTCAGGTTTTGGGCGGCTCCAGCGGCGTCGATCAATTGGACAACACGTCTGTATTCCATATCCCAACGCGCCTCGACGTATTCCTCAAAGGTGTCAAAGCTGTAGCGGCCTGCAACCGGCCTTGTACGGGTGATCTTGTAAAGGTATCCCTCCCGAATCGCCCTTAGCTCCAAGCCGATTTCATAATAGGCATTCCTTTGGGCACGTTCGATCCTGCCCTCTCTCTCTGCCAACTGCCCAGCAGATTCCTGGCTGTAGTTTTCAGCCGGCAATATCTCTAACTTTGCATTCATAAAGGAATCCTAAAATAAGGCATGTTGCCTTGCCATGTTCATGGCTTGAAATTCCGCCGCCGTTAAATGACATCGTGCCAGTATTTCTTGGCCGGATTCACTATCCAGATCATAGAAACCAAGCGCACGGTGTTCTCCCACTGCGAAGTTTCGGCCAAGTAGCATGGTCCACTGCCATGGTCCGATTGGAGTCCTAATCAGCCAATGCCGTTTCGGTATTTGATGCACAATATCTCGAATGCTCGGAACCTGATAGGCGGCCGCCCGTTTCAGAGCCGTTGCCGCAATCCCGATAAATACGTCTAGGCGAGGGCATTGGTGGGCGACCTTCGCTACTGCATCAAGCGGTATCGATGTGCCGTTCGGATCTACGAGAATAGATCCAAGCGCATATTTTTCGCGCTCCCCCGCTTCACGGATCAGCCTTGGAATATGTTCACAAAATTGTGCGTTGTCGCCATGGATGACGTGCATGCGACCGCCATCGGCCGGTGCAAGACAGGTTTTCAGTCCATTTACAGCGTCGAGTGAATGATCGCAGAAGTATGCGTCATATCTATGCAAGCCGCAACGGGCTGACTCATACTGGAATACTAATGGTGATCCAATAACGCCAACTTGGTCATTTATTCCACAGCCTGCGTTCAAGTCAAAGTGTTGATATGAGGCATGCGGCACATTTGTTATGGACTGGAAAACACGGAAATTCACCGCCAGGGCTGCGGAAAATCCGCGCTCCTTTGCTTCTGTCGCCAATTCACTTTGCCCTTGTTCGGTTTTTCGAATTGTCATTTTTACTTGATCCTGAACACCCGGCTCGGCACACTCACCGTCAATTGCGCCGCAATGTCCGGAAACTCTGCCCGTAGCCGCTCGATATCAATCCGCTTTGAAGTCTGCGCTTTCCACGTAATCACCGGCCGGCCTTCCCACTCGAGGATCGACGCATCGGCCATCAGAGCCTTCAGCCGGAATTCGATCGCCTCGTTTTCTTCCTCGATCAGCCGGATCATTTGCCGGCCGCGGCGCAGGGTATCGAAGGCCTCGGCGCAGTCGCGCGGCAGCTGGACCACCTTGCCGCTGTCCCTTGGGAATTGCTTCAGGATGTCGCCGGCAGTGCGCGGCGGCGGCGGGATGCCCGGCAGCACGTACTCTTGCCAGAAGGCGACTTCCAGTTTGCGCAATTCTTCAATGATTTCGTCGTCGCGGAGCACTTCGTAAACCTTGAAGTCATCGCCGCCAAAGAGCACCGGCACGATGGTCAGCGTCCGATCCGTCACCATCATTTGATGCTGCACCTGGCAGAGGTAATGAACCGGCAGCGCATCGGTGCCGACTTCGCCCCAATCCTGCATCCTGAATATCGAGGCAGTCTTGACTTCGATGTTTCGCTCGTCTTCCGTCTCCGCGTCGATCTCGGCGGCCAGGAAGGGATGCCTCTTGTCGACATAACGGACGTTCCGCCGCACGGCTTCGATGCCGGTTTCATCGGCCAGCATTTGCAGCACCACCGGCTCGAGGCGCCGGCCGCGGTTCAGGAGTTTGGTTCGCTGGGGATCGAAGTGCTCCCGTTCCGCCTGGCTGCGTTTTTCCATGAAGACATCGACCGCGGTCTTCCAAGGCGACAGACCCAGGATCGGCGCCGCGTCGGTGGATCCGATGAATCCGGTGCGATCAGCCATGCATTCCCCTTTCCGCCGCGATGATGCGGAAGCCGTACCAGGCCAGCAAAAATGCTTCGGCCTTGTTGTGATCCTTGACCAGGTTGAAGCAGCAGGCCAGATGAGGCATGAGATCGCTCGCGAATGCCCGGCTACCGTCCTTGCCTTCGGGCACTTTGAGCGCCTTGCGCCAGACTTGCGGTCGCACGCGCTCCAGCCGGAATCCCGCGGCGAGGCAGGCACATTCGCAGATGCCGATTGCCCTCCCGAAACGGAAGGCCGAGACGACGCCTTCGCCGGGACGCACGCTCACCTGTTCGAGAAAGACGGCCGCCGGCCGGACCTGGCTGAAGATGTCGGCCATCAGCGGCGCGCTGCATTCGTGCCGATTCTTGCCGTTCACCTTGAGCAGATCAGACGTCTCGCGCTCGGTCCAGAAATCGAGCGCCGGAGGACGGCCCAGCTCGAAGAAAGCCCGGCAGACGGTCGGCGCCGCCCCGGGATCGATACCGATGATCTCGAGGGCTTCCACGCTCACGGCTTCCGGATGAGATCGTAGATGTCGACCTTGACGCCGCGCATCCTGAGGGCCAGCAGGAGGATGGCGACCCATTGTCCGGAGCAGGATCCACGCTTGAGCCAGGCATTCAAGGCCGAATGGCTCGGGCTGGGCAAGTCCATGCCCTCGAGCAATGCCGGTATGTTTTCGCGTTTGACGCCCAGCAGACGAATCAGGCGGCCTACGTCGAAACCGTATTCGATCAGATCAACGTTCGGCGCTTCGGTGGAGTCGTAGTTCATTTCCGTCACGCTTTCTGGTTGCCCGTAGGGGGACCAGTCTAGGCAACGGGGACGGCTGGCGCAAGTCAGTCACATGCTGGTGGAAACACCTAGGGCGAACAGAGCAACAGAGACACGCTAGACAATGTGGGCTTCTGCCTCTATCCTTCGCCGGATGTTCCACGTTCCCCACCAGTACCGGGTGCGCAATGGCCGCATGGCGTCGAGCGATGCCGCGGGGAACAACGGCGTCTTCGTCATCCCCTATCCCGGCAGAAGCATGCGATTGCGCACCGTTGCATCTGACGGTGATGGCTGGGAACACGTTTCGGTTTCGATGTCCGGGCTGGCCTGTCCCACCTGGCCAATGATGGCGCACATCAAGCGGATGTTTTGGGATGCCGAGGATGTGGTGATCCAGTACCACCCGGCGGAATCACAGTACGTGAATTGCCACCCGTTCACGCTGCACCTGTGGCGGCCTGTCGGCCAGTCTTTTCCCACCCCGCCGGCCTGGATGGTCGGGCCAACATCAATCAAGGAATGACCGTGCCTCTATCTGAAGCAGAAACCCGCCAGGCGATGGCCGATCTTGCCCGTGCCGCTTCTGACCTCATCGTGAACGGCCTGGAAGTGCTTGGCGTCGATGCCTGTTTCATGATCATCCTGGCAGAGCAGAAAACCGGCCGGATCCACGTCTCGACCGATGTCGATCACTCCAAGGCGGCCGACTTCGCTACTTGGGCTACAGAGAACATCGAGCCCGCCTCGGGCGTCTCCAGCCATAGCCCGGGACATTGAGAACAATTTCACGATCCCCGCGTTTGAGTGGCTTTACCCTGTTGCGTTACGTCGAACGTTCCCGTACTATTCATTCATCGACAACGCAACAGAGCCCAGCAAATGAACCTATTCAAGATCATCACCAACGTTCGTACCGCCCTCATTTGGGTTAATGGTCATGAGCGTTCGGCCGGTGTTGCCTATCATCGCCAAGTCGGCGAAATCATCTACCTTATTGAGAGGGCGTAAGCCCTTTTTCATTGACAAACGCTACGGAACAACGAATGGACCGCCGACAACAGCAGCAAGTCATCGACTCACTCCAGGCAACTGTGGCCTTCCTTTCCAAGGAATATGTGATATGTGAAAAAGCCGGCTTGGGGCCCATGGTGCTCGAGGAAATCGCAAGCGCCATAGAAGCGATTTACCGCAGCATTGCCGTCATGCAGGATCGAATGTGACGATTCCCAAGACTTCCACGGAGCGCCAGAAGGCCTTCCGCCTCTCCAGGCTGGCCGCGGGCCTCAAGGAAATCCGCAACCTATGGTCCCACCCTGAAGACGAACCGCGGATCCGCGATTATGCGGCCCAGCTGTACCAGAAACGACAACATCAGAAAACTAGATAACTCGCATCATGAAACTAAAACTTATTCTCTGCTCGGTGGCTTTTGCTCTTTCGGCTTGTGGCGGTGGCGGCGGACTGGCCGACAATTGCGATGACAAGATGGACGATACGATAAAGGATGCCGGCCGTAACCCGGAAGAAATCGATAAATTCGATTCAGATGACTATCACAACTGGACGTTCTGGTATTGGAAAAACGGTTTCTCACGTTCGTTTGAATGGGGCAAGAACGTGGACGGATGCAAGACCAGCGATTATCGGTTCACGCCCATCAACTGACGCAGGGCCCTTCGGGGCCTTTTCTAATTCCGATCCCGCGGCCTGATCCCCGGCGAATCCGGACAGTCAACACCTTGCATGCCGGGTACGCCCTGGACCCCTTGAACCCCTTGCACGCCCTGCACGCCCTGATTTCCTTGATTTCCTCGGACGCCTTGCACCCCTTGTGGGCTAGCGGAAACTCGCAAGTCGAACAGACGCACGGGCCAAACCAATCGTACCCGGCCACCATCAGTGCACTCATATGACACCGGCGTCACGCTGCACGGCCCGCGTATCACCATGCACGCATTCACGAGCGACGATGCGATGATGATGGTGGCCACGGGTTTCAAAACTGAAAGGCCCCGATATCCGGGACGGCCGGCACTGTGTTGCCGAGGATGTCCATCGCCAGTCCGAGACTGTTGCCGACTCCGCGCAATGGCGAGCCGCTGGTGAGCCGGTAGTCGCCAGTCGGCGCATTCACGAAACCCAGGTCGGCCAGGACACGTCCCGTCTCGGTCGGGATGTTGGTGCAGGCACCGCTCGAGCCGTTGTGATAGCCGTTGAAGCTGTGAACAGTCGCGGCGAACTCATTGCACTGAGTGTTGTAGAAGGCATTGTTGCGTACATTGATGTTCCCGCGCTGGCTATTTGGGTAGAGCGCGAACAGGTTCGCTGCAGTGATATGCCCGATGGTGTTATTCCAGAACTTGAAATTGCTGATGAAGGCCTGCCCCGGATCACTGCCGCCCGCATTCAGCGCCCAGCCTGCGGAGCGTCCTGAGCCGGCGTCGAGATCGTCGAAGACGTTGTAGTAGATCGACACGTTCGAAACGGTCGTCGGGTCTTCGGTGGTCCAGCCAAATGTGATGTGCTGGCCGCAATGGCGGAAGAAGGAATAACGGACGGTGATGTTGTCGCCGCTGAACCACTGGATCCCGTCGCCATGGGTGCCGACCGCATCGTCGTTATCGTTGTTCTGGAAGAAGCAATACTCAACCAGCAGGTTGTTGCCGTTGCCCTGGAGCCCGTCGACGTCTTTGGCGTTGGGGCTCGTGACCTCGCTGCAGCGGACATAGCGAATCGTCAGGTTGTTTTTGAGCGTCCCATATGCCCTGATCTTGGGATTGTCGCCACCGTCATCACCGGCCATCGCACGAATGCCGTGACCAGCAGTGAGTGACGTACGAGTCTGCCCGTCGATGGTGATGAAACTGGTTCCCACCTGGATGCCGTTGGTGAACGTCACCGGCCCAGCAGCACCGTCGACCGCCATCGTGGCCGCAACCCAGCCGATCGCCGTGCCATGACTGGTCGAAGTCGCTGCCTTGTAGGTGACGGGATTGCCAGAACTACCACCCGCGGCCATCGATCCGTTTGGATAAGTGCCACCCGCCATCCATAGGGTCTGCCCGGCAGTAAGGCCGCTGGCTTGGCTAAGGTTGTTCCATGCGGTCGACCAGGACAGGCCATCCCCACCACCTGAAGCGCCGGCCCGCAAGTAGCGATAAGTAGGACTGTCGGTGCCACCGCCCCCGCCACCACCGCCGCCCGTCCCTGCCCTTTCCCACTGCTTGCCATTCCACTCCCAGGTGGAGATACCGTTATTCACGGTTGCGCCGATGGAAGGGGAGTCGGGGAAGTCCATGGTTCAGCCGTTGACGATGTAGCGTTGCACAGAGTCGCCCGTAGGCGCACCGCCGCCCGACACACTAAAAATCTTTGTCTCTCCAACCGCCCATGCACTTGCTGTATAGGTGTTGGTAACGATCCAGGCTGAACCGTCCCAATACTCGACGGTAAACGTTTTTGGCGCACCGTTGGCATTATCGCTACGCGCGGTCATTACAAGTTCAACGATGTTTTTTGCACTACTGAAACCGTAGCCAATCACACCAGAAGTATTGCCTTCGCTTGGGGCATTACGCCAATAAGTAGTGCTGTTACCGTCATAGGCCTTGTCTGCCTGAAGAGCATAGGTATGAAAACTCGATTGAAATGGAAATCCACCGCTTGCTTGATCTGCACCCCCTACGCTTGTGCGCCACTGCAATGAAGCCACCTCCATGACGGTGGAAAAGGCATGCGTATTCGTCACTTTGATGCGCCACGCCTGCTTCGAAACAGAAGGCAATCCGGTCCCATTGGTGAAGGCCCTTCGCTCGGCTATTCCCCATCCCGTTGCGCCACTGACGCTCCATGCAGTCGTCCAAGTCGAGCCGTTGTCTGAATACTGCACATTGAACGAAGACGCCATCCACGAAGTGTCTGAACCGGAAACGGTAAGAGCGACCGAAACGATGTCATAGCTCTTGCTTATCCCGAAGTCATATCCAATCCAATGTGGCGGCGCAGTATTGAGGCTCGCCCATGAACCGCCCGCCCTGTTGAAGGCTTGGTCATCAATCCATGAAGCATTAAACTCTGATGATGAAATAGCAACACCAGTAGGCGCGAGTAGTGCTCCATTCACAATCCCAAGAAATTCAACTTCATCAATTGCAGCCAGCCCGCCGCCAACGGTTGCCGTGATGTACAAGCGCCAATAGCGGTGCGCTGCCATGGTTCACCTCGTCCCAGCCAAGGTGAAGCCGATATTTGCCAAACTAGCGTCCGGCGTTCCGGGCGCTGTCACCGTCAAAACGTCGCCCACGGCAAACGATGTCGCCGAAGCTGCAATGAACGTCGCCACGGTGCCCGCCGCAGCGAATCGCATCGAGCCGAAGGAGACACCGTTCTTGAGGAGGTTGAAATCCGTCTGGGCCGTCGCTGCCGTCGCCGCCACGCCCTTGCTATTGGTGAGCCCGGCCGGGAATGACGCAGCACGCGGGAACGGGTAGCGCATCAGCACCAGCGATGCGGTCGGTGCGCCAGTACAACCACCACCCAGGTCATAGGACTGGAGAGCAGCACCAGGCAGTTCCGCCCATTGGCTCGAGGTGCCATCGTTGACGTACGTGTAAAGCCGCGCCGTGGAAGGCACGTACCAGCGATCCCCCAGCACCTTTGTCGCCGGCTCCGTTTCGGAATTGGTGTAGGCAGTGCCCCCCGCCGGACCCTGTGGACCCTGTGGACCCTGCGGCCCGGTGGCACCCGGCGGACCTGCTGGACCTGGCACCGTAGAAGCCGCGCCAGCCGGCCCAGGAGGGCCTTGGGGCCCCGGAACCGTCGAAGCTGGACCAGCAGGGCCTGGTGCTCCATCGTCGCCTTGTGGACCCGCTGGACCAGGCGGCCCCATTGGTCCCGTAGTGCCCACCACCACGTCGACAGACTCCACTTCGTCCGGCGTCAGGACTTCGATGACGATGGTGTCAATAACGGTTGTCATGATTGCCTCACCATGGCCCGCGGAACCGGGATCGATGCCGTGACGTCCGATGTCACCGTGACCAGGCCGGCCAGGATCGTCTGGATGTCGCCATTGGCCCGCGTCAGCTGCAAGTCCCAGACGCCCGACATCGGCAGATGCGCGGTTTCCGCCGGCGACAGGACCGCCGAGATCATGTTCGGCAACGTGATCGTCAACGTGATAGGCGTGATTTTCAGGCCGGCGGACTTGTCGCGGATCTCAGCGGCGGCCGTGACTCCCGTCAGATCAGCCGGCTCGGTCTTGGCCGCATCTACCCAAAGCAGGAAGTCGACGCGCCAGGTGTCGCCGCGGTAGAGCAACAGGGAATACTTGCCCGGAATCATCACGTTCCCCTTTCAGGCCACCAAGATTCCGGCGGCGAGTTGCGCAGCTGCCAGGCAGGCGAGCCCGATGGCCACCTGTTGCAGGGTCTTGTTCGGCGGAAAGCCGGCGGCGGCCAGGATGAAGAAGACCAGCGCGGCAAGCGTCAGCCCGGCGGAAATGAACAGCATGATGTTTCCCTTCAAATTTCCGGCGGTTTGCCGTTGCCATGGGGTTTACTGGCCGCCAGCATTCCGGCCGGCATCACCTGGCTTTCGGAAACGCCCTTCTCGGCTTCTTCGTCCTGCTCCTTGACCATTCGTTCAATGGCCAGGTAAAACTCGTTCGATTCTTCACGCGGGCGCTTGTTCAACAGCGCCAGGATGTAGCCCACGGCGCTTGCGCTGAATTTGAACTCATACTGTTTTTCCATTTCAATCTCCTTTTGTCATGCTGCCTCGAGTGCGCTGATGCGGCGCTTCAAGTCCTGAATCTGCAAAATCATCTGGCCAAGTAATAGGCTCGGCTCAGGATCACCAGGAATAAGCCCGGCCAGTTTTCCCTCCGGGATCAACTCGGACGATGAAAGGGTAACCTGGGGTTGCAAGGCGTCGAACCACTTCGGCTCGAGTTTCTGCGGTTCCGCCTTGGCGATTTCTTCGTCCGCGAACAGCGCTGCCACCGTCACCTTCAGCTTCAGGTTGTCGATGACGATCCAGACATTGCCGTCATACCAGATATTGAACGTGTAGCCTGAAGTTGCACCCGATGTGCCGTTACGGCAGCCATAGCCATAGCTGCTGGACAAACGTCCGCTATCTTCCATTTTCAGAACTTCGGTGGATGCACCGTTAAGAATACCTAATGCGCCAGTCGCTGGATTGATACGCAGAGTTGTGGTCGTGACACCTGTACAAAACAGTTGGATTGCAGGGCCCACTCCACCAGTTGCAACCACCTTCAATGTTTGCCCTGTATTGCCGCCTTGAATCGTCACATCGCTTGTACTCCTATTTATGATAAACGGCATTCCTTTGTAAGTCCCGGCGTCGTCATAATTCTGGATAGTGAATTCACCCCCCGCCCCAGCAATGCCCATCCCTATCAACCACCGCTGCAAACCCAATCGAGACGACACGATATAACAAGCATCCGTGCTACTAGCTGAATTGAGCGTCAGCAGGCATTGCCCCGATGATCCTGGCGTATTCAGGCTCAGAAAGCCCGTACTGAAATTCATTGCGCCGGTAGCGCGCGCGATAGACACTACCGGTGGGCTTACGATGATCCCTGCATCGTTATACCGCCATATTACAAAATCACTCCCAGCGTTGCTGCCTGATTCCGCACCTGTGTCCTTGGAAAGAGCCCAACGGCTAAGATTATTAGCCTGAAACAAGATCAGTGCATCTTTGCCCGAGCTTGGCGCGTTCACGGCCAGTCTGGCATCCTGCCCAGCACCAGGCGAAATATTTAGCTGTCCTGTCAACGTTCCGCCCGTCAGCGGCAAATACGCCCCTACCGGATTGGTCGTCACGAATGGCAAGCCACTTGCAATATCGTAAGCCTTGCCATCGGCGCCTATTCTCATTCCGGCGGTCCATGTGCTTCCTGCATCATTCAATTGCCCAAAATAACTCTGCCCGTCGCTTTGCCCGGCCATCATGGTTTTCTTCTTGTTGGCTGGAGCATCCGTAATGTGGACTTGATAGCCGCCAAAGCTCGTTGTCTGCATTCCAAGCGAACCCGTGATATCGGTTGCGCCCGTCTTCGGCACATAACCAAGAGCCTTGCTCACCCATGCCGTCCCGTTCCATTCCTCGAGCAGTCCGCTATTGATCCGCTTGAACCCGGTTTGCTTGCCGGCCGGATCCATGCCTTCGAGCCACTTGGCATTGGCCGTCATGTTGTCGCGGATGTATTCCAAAACGTCCGGTTGGGTGGCCGAGTCGTAAAGGTCGGCCGGCAAGGGATGGGCATAGTCAATCGTCATTTCAAACCCCTTTGACAATCCACGAGAACTTGCCGCCCGCGGGTAAGCCTGTTGCGCCAAACGTGTAGACCGTCATGCTCTGCTGATCGAAGGCAATGATGGCCCGGCCATAGGTGATATTCGCGTCCATGCTGGTAATCGAAACTCCGCGGATATCTAAAAAGTCCACGTTGAAAACAACCACGCATTGCCCGCTTGCGTCAGTCGTGGCAATCCCGGAATCGTCCTTGTACTTGACATCAATGCGATAGGAGACGGCCGTCAGCAGCACCATGCCCTTCTTGTCCGCACTGGTGGCGACCTCAGTATCAACCTTGACGTACCGGGTGTTTGCCGGCAACAAGCTCGCGGCGGAATCGAGCGCTTCCTGCATGAGGATCCAGGTCGACCCGCCCGAGAGCTTGGCCCACAGGCGCATCGTCACGGTGGGCGCCGGTGCCAGCACGTCATAAGTCGCATCGGCCGACACCATCAGCGGCGGCAATGGGTTGATGTAGTCGTACTCCCAGGAAACTAGGGCCGGCGTCGTATTGGCCGGCTGGGCGTAGATCGGGAACCCGGCAGCGATCTGATCGTTGATCGTCTGCCATCCCGGCCCGGTGAAATGCTGCGTCCATGTTTC